TCACCTTATCGTAATCGTTATAGTATTGCGGGTGTGAGTATTATGGACTATATCGGTTTGTATAAACGATACAACTTTGGTTTAGAGAGTTCATATACTCTTAATCATATCGCTATGAAAGAATTGGGTAGAGGTAAGGTTGAATATGAGGGAAGTTTGGATGACTTATTTGAGGATGATTTAGAAAAATTTATTGAATATAACATTACTGACGTTGAGTTGGTGGTATCAATGGATACCAAACTTCAATTTATTGAATTAAGTAGAGCGATTTGTCATTCTGGATTTACACCATATGAAGATTACATTTTCTCATCAAAGTATTTGGAAGGAGCTTGTTTAGCTTATCTTAAAAAGAAAGGATTGGTAGCACCTAATAAACCAAAGAATCACAAAGATAAACTTGCAGAACAGGCTGAAGCTGGTGAAGAAAAATTTATTGGGGCATATGTTAAAGAACCAATTGTTGGTAAGTATGATTGGATTTATGACTTGGACTTAACATCTCTATATCCATCAATCATTATGACCTTAAATATCTCACCTGAAACAAAGGTTGGTAAGATTTCAAATTGGGATCCTGAATCTTGGGTTAGGGGTGAAGATAGACAATATACGATTGTTGGTAAAACAAAAGAGTTTACATATAATAGAAAAGAATTAGAAGAAGTAATTAGAGATAATCAATTAGGTGTTGCTGCAAATGGTGTGTTATATACACAAAAGAAACCTGGTTTGATTGCAGATATTTTAGATACTTGGTTTAAACAAAGGGTTGAGTTCAGAAAGTTGGAGAAGAAGTATGGTGAGGCGGGTGATACTGAAAAATATGAATTCTATGGTAAGAGGCAGTTGGTACAAAAGATTCTTTTGAACTCAATGTATGGTGTGTTAGGACTTGTTGCATTTAGATTCTATGATATTGATAATGCAGAAGCAGTAACGATTACCGGTCAAACTGTAATTAAGAAAACTGCCGAAATGGCAAATCTTAAATACCAAAAAGAGTTGGGTACAAAAGACGATTATAATGTTTACATTGATACTGATTCAATTTATATGATGGCAGAACCTTTGGTTAAATTTAGGTATCCTGAATATAAAACATTTGACCAAACTAGAATGGCATCCGAAGTTAATATCGTTGCAGAAGAAACTCAAGCATTTTTAAATTCATTTTATAACTTACTAGCGGAAAGATTCTTTTGTATTCCAAAAGAGAAACACCGCTTTGAGATTAAGAAAGAGTATATCAGTAAAGCAGGATTTTGGGTAGCAAAGAAGCGATACGCACAATGGATGATTTTGAAGAATGGAATTCCTTGCGATAAATTGGATGTAAAAGGATTGGATGTAGTACGTTCATCGTTTCCAAAAGCATTTCAGGAGTTTATGGCTAAAATGTTAAAAGACATTCTAATGGGTAAAACCAATGAAGAAATAAATGAATCTCTTTTAGAATTTAAAAAGAGTATCTATACACTTCCGATAAATAAAATCGCAAAAGGTGGAGCTATTAAAGAATTGAGTAAATACGATAAAGGTAAGTGGAGAAAAGATAGTGGATTGGCGATTGCTAATTTTGAGAAAGGAACACCTGCACACGTTAAGGCTGGAATTGCTTATAATAGATTACTTAAATTCTTTGAATGTCCGTTTAAACATGAACCTATTAGAGATGGTGAAAAAGTTAAATGGGTATATCTTAAAAGTAATCCATTGGGAATAGATACTTTGGCATTCAAAGATTATAATGACCCAAAGGATGTATTGGATTTCATTGATAAATACATAGATAGAGATGAAATATATAAAGCAGAATTAGAAAATAAACTAAATGATTTCTTCGGTGCTCTCAAATGGGAAATGGCATCGGTAGAATCACAAAACGCAAAAAAGTTTTTTGAATTCTAAACTTTTTTTCGTATATTTGTAAAACAAAATAAAATAATATGGCAAAGGCTAAAAAAACAAAAAAAGAAGAAGTAGTTGAACTAGAACCAATTGGTGAAGTTAAACTAGAACAAAAAAAATATGAAGATTGTGAATGGTGTTTCCAATTTGATGAAGATGAACCACAAGTATTTGCTTGGACTGATCCTGAAATTAGTGCAGATGAGAATCCTAAAATCATTTTTGAAATAACTAATGGAGAAAATTCATACATTACATTTACAAATGGTAAATCGGGAAAAACATTTAAAATTTACGCTAGAGAAATTTCAGATGCAGGAAAAGAAATGAGAGAAGCTCAAAGACAGGCTTTCAAAAACTCTCAAGCTGATTTAGAAAACTTTGATAAAAACATGGAAGATTATGCAAGTGAAAATAAAGAAACTGAATAGTAACGCAGTAATTCCAACATACGCTAAAGATGGTGATGCTGGAATGGATTTAGTAGCAACTGAAATCCTTAAAGATACTCCTGAACAAATAACTTATGGAACGGGACTGGCTATGGAAATACCTAACGGATTTGTAGGATTAGTATTTCCTCGTTCATCAATCAGAAAGACCGGTTTACAATTAAGTAATTCGGTTGGTGTGATTGATAGTGGATATAGAGGTGAGATACAGGCTACCTTTAACAAAATATTTGGTGGCGAGGGTTTTTATGATGAAACGGTAGAAACTAAAGTTCCGGTTAATGACTTTTATAAAGTAGGTGACCGTATATCACAAATTATGATTATTCCACACCCACCAATTGAGTTTAATGAAGTAGAGGAATTATCAAATACAGAAAGAGGTGAAGGTGGTTTCGGCTCAACTGGAAATTAAAAAATAAAAATATGTTTGAATTTAAAGAAGAAGAACAAATAAATCATTCACTTTGGGTAGAAAAATATCGCCCATCTAAATTGGATGATTATGTAGGTAATGAACACTTAAAAAGTAAAGTAGCAGGTTATATAGAAACCGAAGATGTACCACATCTTTTGTTCTTTGGAAAAGCCGGTACTGGTAAAACAACATTGGCAAAATTGATTATCAAATCAATTGATTGTGATTATATGATTATAAACGCATCAGATGAAAACAACGTTGAGACGGTAAGAACAAAGGTAAAGAACTTTGCATCATCTATGGGATTCAAAAAGTATAAAATTATTATACTTGATGAGTTTGATTATATGACTCCAAACGCACAAGCGATTTTGAGGAACTTAATGGAAACATTCAGTAAACATTGCCGATTCATTTTGACTTGTAACTATGTTGAAAAAATCATTGAACCTATCCAAAGCCGTTGTCAAACTTTTCAAATAACTCCACCTACTAAAAAAGATGTAGCTATTCAGATGAGTAAGATTTTAAGAGCAGAAGATGTTCAGTTTGACCCAAAAGATTTAGTTCCTATTATTGATTCTTCTTACCCTGATATTCGTAAGATTATTAATACTTGTCAATTAAACTCTCTTAAAGGTAAATTGCAAGTAGATGTTCAAAATCTTTTAGAGAATGATTACAAAATGAAAGTTTTGGAAATTCTTAAATCAAAAGATGATAAGAGAAATAAATATATGAATGTTAGACAGGCTATTTTAGATTCAAAGGCAACTGATTTTTCTGACCTTTATACATTACTATATGATAAGGTTGATGAGTATGCGGGAGAAAATACAGCAAACGTTATTCTTGTATTAGGAGATGGCGTAGCTAAATCGGCAGTAGCAATTGATAAAGAAATTATTGCAGCGGCAACATTAATTCAAATTTTAAATTTAATATAATATGGCAAACATTATTGGACAAGGTGAAGTTCCACAAATGCCTCAACCTAAAGTAGATATTTCACAATCGTTACCTATGGTATGTGAAAATTGTGGATATGATAAATTTATATCAACTATAAAAGTAAGAAGATTATCAAAATTATCATTTGGTGGAGCACAGGATATGGTTATTCCATTTGATTTGGTTATATGTGGAAGTTGTGGCGAAGAATTTGAACCACTTAAACCTCTTGAATTAAGAGCATTAGAACAAAAAGATAAATTAACCGCAGCGGAAACTCGCTCATTAGATTTAGATACAAATGCCTAAAGGATTATTTGACCATATCAACGCAATTACAAAAGACCAGGACCCAAAGTATTGGGATAAGCTAGATGATACTGATAAAAAGACTTGGAGTAACTGGTTAATTCTTCGCTATATGTCTATGAATCCTGATTGGATAGAGATGATAGCAGAAATACAACCCTATATTCAAGAAGCACCACCAAAAGCAGTTTATAAAGCACTTATTGGTGTTATACCAAAGGGTAAAACTTATCTTCGTTATATGAAGGGCAAATCGGTAAAAGATTATGAACAATGGATTATTGATTTGGTAGCTAAATGGTACGAAGTTTCTACAAAAGAAGCATCTGAATATCTTGATATATTATATGAAAGTACCACCGGTAGAGAAGAAATCAAAAGAATTGCTGAAGCATATGGTACAGAACCCAAGTTAATTACCAAGTTAAAACTCAAACTTTAATTTGGTAATATCACCATTTTTTCGTATCTTTATATAAATAAAACAAATGGCAAAAGTATCATTTTCGCAGTACTCAATGTGGAGTAGCTGCCCTCAACAATATAAGTTAAATTACATAGATAAGTTAGGTGAAAGTTCTGGCAACATTCACACAATCTTCGGTACTGGAATGCACGAAACAATTCAACATTACCTTTCGGTTATGTATGGTGTTTCAAAAAAGCAGGCAGATGAAATTGATTTAGATAAACTTCTTTTAGAAAAAATAAAAGATGCTTTTACTAAAGAAAAAGAATCTCTTACCGAAGGTACACCTTGTACTCAAATAGAATTAGAAGAATTCTATGGAGATGGTAGAAGAATATTAACTTGGTTTAAAAAATATTGTAGTAAATTTTATTCTAAAAGTGGATATGAATTAGTTGGTATTGAAATTCCTTTAAATGCAACTATTAAAAACGGTGTACACTTTATTGGATTCATTGATATTGTATTGAGAGATTTAGCGGAAAACTCAATTATAATTGTTGACCTTAAAACTTCAACAATGGGATGGAATCAATATCAAAAGGCTGATAAATTGAAAAACTCTCAAATTCTTTTGTATAAAAAATATTATTCAGAATTGTTTAATATTCCAATGACTAAAATCAAAGTGGAATATCAAATTATGAGAAGAAAACTTCCTGAAGATTCTGCATTTCCAATTCCTTACATATCAAAACATATTCCGCCAAATGGAACACCATCGGTAAACAAAGTGTATGATGAATTTATGGAATTTATTAATACCGTTTTTGATGATGATGGAAATTTCAAAGATATCCCATTCCCAAAAGTACCTGGCAATAACAAAAAGAATTGTAAATGGTGCGAATTTATGAATAGAGGGATATGTGATGGTAAACCTTAATTTTCGTTTTTTTATTTTCTATATACTTATATATACAAATATATAAAACGATATTACAATGAATCAAGAAAACACAAAGCTAACAACTGTGAAAATCTTGAAAGATGTATATTCATCATTTAAAAAAGTATCTTTTGATTCCGATGTTACCCTTCAAAAATTGGTAAACCGAACTGTTGAAAGATATGTTTCTGACGAAGAATTTAGAAAAGAAATGAACGAATACTTAAAACTACAAATTTCAGGTTCACAATTTTAATGAAAAAATAAGTTATGGCAAAAAAGAAAAAAATCCTATTACTTTCGGATGATTTAAGAATGGCAAGTGGTATAGCCACAATGTCAAAAGAATTCGTATTGGGTACGATACACAAATACGATTGGTATCAAGTTGGAGCGGCAATTAACCATCCTGAACAAGGTAAGGTTTTGGATGTTAGCGAAGATATACAAAAAAATTATGGAGTAGCAGATGCTAGTTTAAAAATACTTCCTTGGAATGGGTATGGAAATGCTGATTTGTTAAGGCAGATTATTAATTCAGAAAACCCAGATGCAATCTTACACTTTACTGACCCTCGTTATTGGACATGGTTGTATGATATCGAACACGAAATCAGACAAAATATTCCAATTCTTT